TGTGGAATAATATATTGCCATACGTAGGTAATGTTAGTTTGCTTAGATGTTATTGCAATGGATATACATATGGAACAGATGGCTTTTTACATACTGATGATACTAATTATGCTCAAGGAGGAGATACCTCTACTGTAATAGTTTATTTGAATGAAGGAGAATGGGATCCAGATTGGGCTGGTGAAACAATCATTTATGATATGGAAGATGAACCATCATTTGTTTGTAAACCATCATTCGGTAGAATGCTTATATTCAATTCTCAATTATTTCATCGAGCTCTACCTTTGTCAAGAGCTTATGGAGGATTAAGAACTATTATAACATTCAAAACCCATCATCCTAATTGGACATCAGATAGCTATTGGTGGGTTAAAAATCGTACTGCAGATATTCCACATAATACTGGTGGATATAATCATCCTAATGGATTCTTTTTGCATTCATGGAGAGTTGGAAGAATATTACAGACAGAATTGAAGGCTAAAAAAGATACTTGTATGGCTGGATTTTATCATGCTGCAGCTTATGGAACTGAATTTTTTCCGCTCCCATCATCTCTTGAACCTGCAAATAGAGATGATTTAAAGAAATCTATTGGTAGTAATGCGGAAAACTTAGTGTGGGAATATAGTCAACTACCAAAAAACAGAAATGAGGCATTAATAAATAAACATGGTAATTGGTCTGACCGAGTATGGGGAAGGCTACTCCAGATCGATGTGGCAAATAGTTGGGAACAACGTTTACCAGATTCAACCATTGATAAAAAGCTTGCTCTCATTGAAGAAATTAAGGAAAAAGATGAAATCTAAACTTGATGAACTTTTTGAAGAATTTTCGAGAGAACTATACCATCTTCAAGAAGAGTTAAAAGACTTACGTATTGAGAATAAACAACTCAAAGCCGAAAAGGAAAAGTCTTTTAACATAACTAAATTATGGAAAAGAAAATGAACCCCTTTGAATTCCTCAATTCAATTAATACTACTAAAAAGAATTTAATTACAGATAGCGATACTGAAAAGGAATATAATCCCTTTCTAGTTAATCGTGGTCTTAGTAATTTTATTGATACAGTGTTTGTAGCCAATGAGATGAACCAAAGACATTTCATGGACAAAAAAATGCAATATGACTTCCTTCGTCATATTGTAAGAAAACGTAAACGATTTGCCAAATGGAATAAGCCAGTCAAATCAGATGATTTAGATGCTGTAAAAGAGTACTTCGGCTATAACAATATGAAGGCCACCGAAGCTCTTAAGATATTGTCCCCTGAGGACCTTTCCAAAATTCACCAGAAGATAAATACCAGGTAAGTGATTTTATAATAAGATCTTTTGGAGAATAGAAGATGGCTTTTAATATTAATGATCTCGTGGAAGTAGTTCTCAAAGAAGACGATAATTTCTTAAAAATCAGAGAAACTTTAACTCGGATTGGTGTTGCCTCAAAGAAGGATAACACTCTTTATCAATCCTGCCACATCCTTCACAAACAAGGAAAGTACTATATCGTCCATTTCAAAGAACTCTTTGCGCTTGATGGAAAACCCTCAAACTTTACAGACAATGATATCGCAAGGCGTAATACCATTGCGAACTTATTGAAAGAATGGAGCTTGGTCGATATAGTCGACGAGAATCGGACAAGTCAGCCGATCGCTCCAATATCACAGATTAAAGTAATTTCCTATGGTGATAAGGACCAATGGAAATTAGTACCGAAATATAATATCGGTAAAAAGAAAAAGGTCGATTAGACCCCTTTCTTATATTGCTCGTACCAATAGTGTGAGCTATTACGTAGAGTGTTATTAGCTTCTCTAATATACTCTAACGCTTCAACTGCCAAGTTGTTTTGCTGGTCTCGGATTCGTTCCGGGGCCAGTGACTCTTGGTCACTTAGCTGACCCAATACACTAATCACAAAATCAATGTATGGACATGTGTCGCCAGGAACTCCTGGAGCACTGGCTTTTGCTTTTGCAATTTTGTCTTGTTTAGCAGTCATTCTGACTTCCTTTTGCTATTGGAGATTTGGTTCGAGCTGCAGCCAATCGGGTACAAACTTCTTCATATTGTTCCCGACTCATTGGAGCCCGTTTCTTTGCGTAAACTAACTTGCGCGCCCGCATTTCAGTTTTAAGGACCTTGGCGGCTTCTCCACCCATGAACCTATCAACTAACTGGATTAACACTCGACGGAACATTCTCTTATGGTCCATATTACCAATGGAGTGTGCCATCTCGTGAAGTAGGGTATATTTGTTCAAGCCATATGATGGGCATAGAACGATGCGATTGTACCAGGCGGTACCAGCAGTTCTAGAACGATAACCCATATCTTTCTTCAGAACCAGCTCAATTTCTTTTTTGACAAAGTCCTTATTCATGAAATCCGGATCTGTACAAAGCTTCCGCCATTTGGAAGATTTCAGAACCTTGTTCATGAATTTACGAGCTTCTTCAATATCAGCAAATTTTGTATTTGCCTTATAGAAACGCTCATCCTTTTGAGCAGCCCATTCGGCTCGATAGAGTTTACCTTTTCGAGAGTCCTGCCAGGTGGAGGACCGCTTTTGTGACATCTTGTACATGTCATATTTATCGTTAATGTTAACCATTAAGCGAACCGAATGCCGAAGGTTTTTTCGGTCCACTCGCGACCCTTGTCTTTTTCAAGAGCGATAGCAATGTCTTCCATCGGAGCGGTATCCAATTTTGCGAAGCGAAGATGAGCGGCGCCGACGTCGTCATTTTCGATGTCCTTCATGATAGCGAAGGCAGCGACCGCATCCTCAATGAACATGGTCTGCATGCTCTTGTCGTCGGCCCAAGTATCACACTGAGCTTCCTTCATGTTGCGATCGATAACTGCTTGAAGATTTTTCATTTGATTAGCTCCTTGTTTCATCCTATAATAAGATTCTATCATAAAACGAAGCAAATGTAAACGATTAATTCACTCAAAAAGTCTAATGAAATCAATGGCTTGTGATTTTTTTTGTAAGCCATTGAAAATAAAGGGAAAAAAAAGTGAAAAAAAATCACTTTGAGGTGAAAAAAAACGTTTACATTTGCTCAAAAGTATGGTAGAATAGCTATATGATGATAAAAAGGGTACAGGCCGAGAGAACTTCTGGAGCGAAAGCTAGGTCTACTGGAGCCATATCGGGGCTAGGTTCAAGAATACGAACACTGACAGACACTGCTAGTTCTCTCACCCTTAAACGTTAGGAGATATTATGAGCACACAATTCACATTCAAAGATTCTGATATGACTTTTGCTACGCGTAGCAATGGGATGCTTCAATTGGAGTTTACCGAACATGAAGCGAAAGGCATAGAGGTCAATGAAGAGCTCGATGGCGATAATGGCTGGAGAGGCACAATAGAAGATCTTCTTGTCGAAATGGAGAATGATGGAACCAAAGTTGTGTGGGATTCTGCCGCTCGTAGGAATGAAATAGCCAGAGAGCTTGAGAATCACAGGTTCATAAATGATCCTAAAGTTGGCCCTGCATTGCAAGCACACGCTGCAGAAATGAGAATGGCTGCCAAGCATGCAGCCAAGGAAGGTTTGAGTCTGGTATGAGTGAATATAAAGTAATCAACTGGCAAGATGGATCAGAAAAGTATGTAACTGATTCTGCCAATGACGCATGGAATTGGGTCATGACTTCAGAGTCTCCAACAATTCTTTATGTTACCAAAGCCAATCATATTGTTAGGCCTCCCAAGTGGTTTAGCCGTGTTGAGAGTTCTTACGACGTGAAAAAGTTCAGTGTAAACTGATTATGGAAGGTCTGGTTGAGCGAATGTTCTGAGTCCAAATAAGGAACTAGCGATGGTTGGACATCGTAGCGAGGGGTTCGATTCCCCTCCCTTTCTTTATTACATTTTTGTTAAATTTCGAATTTGTAAAATAAATATTTGGAGCACAATAATGTGCTCTTTATTTTTGTAAAAGGAGCTCAAACGTGGGCGACAAACTTATTAAAAAGGTTAAGAAAATGGATCTTGGTAATCCCGTAATCACCGCCCTCGTTGGATTGGTGGTTTTTTATATTGGACTAAAGATGTTTTCCGGCGGTATGAAATCAATGGGAAACTTAGATCACCTATCATTTTTCATTCATAATCCATATTGGATGTTCCTAGGTGGTATTGTTATGACTCTTCTATGGCAATCTTCATCTCTATCAACGACTGCCATAATTGCTCTTGTGGCATCAGGAGCAGTCCCGCTACCGGCAGCAGTTGCAGCCGTTTTAGGGGCAAACATAGGTACCACCGGCACCATTTGGTTAGCCGGTGTTTTAGTATCTGATGGTATGCCAAAAGGTGATACGTTACGAATAGCTATGGCTCATACTGGCATGAACCTATTGATGGCTGTATCGTTACTACCATTCGTTCATCATATTGGACGATTCCTTTCAAGATTCTAACTTATTGTTAGAAAGTGAGTCGGGCGGTTTACATTTGCCCTCGACTGTATTATATTATAAATACTAATGAGGATACCTAAGTGGGTCCTCAATAACCTTGCTTTAGATAGGAGGTAACTATGACAGGCAATTTTAAAGCAAACTTCGCATTCCCCAAATCAGCTTTTGTGGGATTTGAACATATTTTCAATGATCTGGAACAAATGGCTTCGGCGCATAAGAAGGATCATTATCCACCCCACAATATTGTTGAGCTTGACGACGCAGAATATGTCGTTGAATTGGCAGTAGTCGGATTTAAAGAATCTGATCTTGACATTAAACTTCATGATGGTATTCTTACGGTAAAAGGCGATCGCCCACACCGTAGAAATCAGGAGCTTTATGTCCACAAGGGTATTTCCGGAAGGAAGTTTGAACGGTCGTTTAGACTGAGCGAATTTGTCGAAGTAGTCGGAGCAGACCTAGCGGACGGTCTTCTTGCAATTCACCTGAAGAAGATAATCCCAGAGGATAAGCGTCCCCGCACAATTAACATTTCAACTAGCGGGGTCAAAAATGACAACTCAAGCACTACAAGCTCACCTGAGCTTCTCAACGAAAGCGCTACTTAAACCGGTCAAAGCCGTCTTTGTCGCAATCGCACTTGGACGAGCACTTGCCGTTAATCGCGAGATTGCCGAGCATATTGCTAGGCTTTCAAGCACAGTCCCTTATTGGGCTGAATACAAGGGAATGGACGTAAATAAGATTCATGCAATTCTTAACGAAAAAACGCTCCAAGATCCTTGGTTTAAGAACGACTAATACGAAAAAAGGCGCGGGGCAACTCGCGCCTTTACTTTTGCTTCAACATGTGGTATAATCTATATAATGACTGAATTCTTCGCAACTGTTGAACGACATCAAAATGAAATCCTGTACACTGGTTACAAGGATGGAAAGCGTGTGACTGAACGCGAAAGGTGGAGTCCAACTTTATATCTACCTACTCATAACAAAACTTCATTCCAAGGATTAGATGGACGCCCCGTTGCACCTAAGCAATTTGCAACAATGGGTGAATGCAATAATTTCATCAAACAAAATACTGGCATTAGCGGATTTTCCATTTATGGTCTCCACAATATGCCAGAGCAATATATCAATTATCGGTTTCCAAAAGGATGTGAACAGGACTTTGATCGTTCTGTTATCAATGTAACATTTTTTGATATTGAGGTTGAGTCCGATGATGGATTCCCTGAGCCTGATAAAGCTGAAAAAGAAATCACAGCAATCTGTCTTAAAAATAATCAAGATAATTTGTACCATGTATGGGGTTGTTCACAATATGAACCACATCGTAAAGATGTAGATTGGAATTATTGTGAAGATGAATATGAATTGCTTGAAAGCTTTATGACCTATTGGGTTAACAACTATCCCGACATTGTAAGTGGTTGGAATAGTCAGTATTTCGACATGCCATATTTGGTCAATAGAATTAACAAAGTGATGGGTCCTCAATGGTCCAATCATTTATCTCCTTGGGGTACAGAACCTCAGCATACTTCTTTCATGGGAGATACTAGCTATGAGATTAAAGGTATTCAACAGCTTGATTATCTTGCATTATTTAAGAAGTTGGCGTATACATACGGAAATCAAGAGTCATATAAGCTAGATAATATTGCCAATGTGGTTCTAGGCGAAAAGAAACTAGATTACTCAGAATATGGTAATCTATTTCTATTATACAAAAACAATTTTCAAAAGTTTATTGAATATAATGTTAAGGACGTTGAGCTAGTTCAGCGTATGGAGGATAAGCTACAACTTATTACACTTACCCTTACCCTTGGTTATAAAGCTAATGTAAATGCAGTTGTCTCAATGGGGTCAGTTAAAATATGGGATACCTACATATATAATGTACTTAAGCAACATAATATCATTGTTCCGTTTGTAGATAAACAAGATAGTGATCGAAGTATTGAAGGTGCATATGTCAAAGAGCCACTTGTTGGTATGCATGACTGGGTTGTATCATTTGATCTAAACTCTCTGTATCCATCAATTATTCGACAATATAATATGTCTCCGGAAACAATTATTGATAGACCATTACCTGGCGTTAATGTTGATACTGTTCTTAATCAGACATTTGATGTTCCAAAAGATAATATTCTATCGGCAACTGGTCAAATGTTTGATGCTAAAAAGAAAGGTATATTTCCTGCAATTGTTGAGAAGTTATATAATGAACGTGTTGAAATCAAGAAAAAGACTCTTGGTTTAAAGCAAGAAGCCGAAAAGGCCAAAGGCCAAGCTAAACGAGATCTTATTCAGCAAATTGCTAGTTTGGATAATAACCAAATGGCAATTAAAATTATGTTGAACTCTCTATATGGTGCGATGAGTAATAAATGGTTCAGATACTATGATATTCGTATTGCTGAAGGTATTACCATAACTGGTCAGGCTACAATTAAATGGGGTGAGAAAGTAGTTAACCACTATCTCAACTCAGTACTTAAAACCGAAGGAAAAGATTATGTTATCGCCATCGACACTGATAGTCTCTATGTTAATCTTGGTGACCTTGTATCAATGTACTTTGATAATGGCACCGCCAACGACCGGGTGGTAGATTTCTTAAATGAAGTTGGCAAGAATAAACTAGAGCCGCTTCTCAAAGATGCATATCTTGAATTTCAAAAACGAATGAATTGTCCTACAAACGTCATGGAAATGGCTAGGGAAGCTATTGCATCTCGTGCAGTATGGACTGGTAAAAAACGCTATGTAATGAATGTCTATGATAATGAAGGTGTTCGTTATGCTGAACCTAAAATTAAAGTTACTGGCCTAGAATCAGTAAGATCTTCAACTCCTCAAATTTGTAGGACTATGATTGAAGATACCATGAAAATTATTTTAAGAGAGGATGAAGCTGCTGTTCAAAAATTTATTGCTGAATGCCGAGAAAAGTTTAATGCAGCTCGAGCAGAAGATATTGCGTTTCCTCGCGGAGTATCTAACCTTTCCCAATATCGAGATAGACAAACAATATACAAAAAAGCAACGCCCATGCATGTTCGGGCTGCTATCATGTACAATCATTTAGTCAAAAAGAATGGTCTAGAAAAAAGATATGAAATGATTGGTGATGGGGACAAGATGAAATTTTGTTATATGATGAAACCGAATCCCTGTC